GGGCTTTAGTTAATCTTTGTCGAACAAAAAATGTCTAAAATAGAATAAAAAAAATACCCTTTTACGGGGCACTGTTTAACCTTATCCGGCAGGCAATCACCTGTCGGATTTTTAAATTGGTACAGAGATGCCTTAACGCTAAATGCTATAATCAGAATTAGGTAAGAATCTTTGCGAGAGGAGTGGGCAACATGACAACTGAACAAAAGAACGTCCTGAGAAAGATTATTTATGCGGTCGAAACCGGCGGGCAGGTTTACGGACAGCAGGATTATTCGGACTTCACAGAAGCTTACACCAATTCTTCTGAAGAACATGCAATTACAATCGGGGCAGGACAGTGGTACGCAACCGAAGCACAAACACTTTTGAAACGGATTCATGATGCAGATACGGCACAATGGGACAGATTGGATAATATCGGGTTATGGGAACAGGTGCAGGAAGCAGACTGGTCTTGTTTTAACATTTCAAGAAACAGCCAGTTCGCCAATTTAATCGTTCAGCTTATATCGTCCAAAATTGGCGTTAAATGTCAAGATAGTCTTATGGATGAACAATTAGCCGCCTATGCAGATGAAGCCTTCAAAAGTGGCGTTACGGACGCTAGAGGACAAGCTATGTGCGTGAACTTTAGACACCAAGGCGGACAGGGAGCAGTAACAAGAATTTTGGCAAAGACCCAGAAACCATATACACTCGATAATCTCTATGCAGCCTGCCAGACGGACACAGGGAACCAAGTCGGGGTATATAAGAGCAGACAGAGATTTGTTTATAACGCGTTAAAAAAATATTTCCCAGAGGAGGAGCAAGACAATATGAGAAAGACAGAAAAAGCAACAAAACAAATGGAATCATGGGCACAGGACAGCTCTCATGGGTACGATCAGGATTATCGCTGGGGAGAAAAAGGAGATTTCGACTGTTCTTCTGCCGTGATTCAGGCGTGGCAGAACGCCGGAGTTCCGGTCAAAGCAAAAGGAGCCACCTATACTGGTGATATGAGAACTGTATTTCTTTCATGCGGGTTCAAAGACGTGACCAGCAAAGTTAATCGTTCAACTGGTTCTGGACTTTTAAGAGGAGATGTGCTACTTAATGAGACGCACCATGTTGCAATGTACTGTGGAAATGGAAAAGAAGTAGAAGCATCTATAAACGAAAAAGGTACCGCTCATGGTGGACAGCCGGGAGACCAGACAGGAAAAGAGTTCCTGATTAGAAGCTACAGAAATTACCCGTGGGATTGCGTTTTGCGATATTCCGAAAATGGTGCGGCGGCAAATGACACTGTTACGAAAAAGCAAAATACAGTTGCCTATGTAGCCCGAATGAAAAAAGACAGCAAATGTTATACAAAATCAAACAAAAATAGCCCATCTAAACTGTTTCCAAAGCTGAAAAAAGGTGCAGTTGTAGAGGTAATGAAATACACCGAAACAGACAGTTCCGGGCTGAAATGGTACTTCGTCAGAATCCCGTACCCGAATGATGATGGGTTCGTATTTGAGTTTGTCCCGAAGGGCGTATTTACCAGAATTTCAGAAATTCATAAATAAAAACTCCCGGGGATAACGCCCCGGGAATCATGCTTCTTATAACATATTGTATCATTTCGTTTTGTAAATCCTATTAGTTCGTTGGACACACGTTAGTCACAAACAAAAAAATCATTTCCTAATTAAATATCCTCTAAAGTACTGTATTTAAAGGACTTTCTGACATTTGCATAGTTCTAATTAATATCCTGATTGAATACAATTAGAATAATGAAAATGAAATGAGTGAATTCCTTGCAAAATCGCTGAGAATGTTGATTTTACAAGGGTTTCACGCGTTTTTATGTTCTGAATTGTGATGAATAAAATTGATAAAATAAGATTCCGTTAGTCACAGTTAGTCACAAATGGGACTTTTATTTTCTCAATCTCTGTGCGGAGTTCTTCCAATGTCCTGTGTCCATATACCGCGTTTGTAACATCTCCACCAAAAGAGTGACCCAGCATTCGCTTCCGGTCGTTCTCCCGGACGCCGTATTTTTCACATAACATAGAAAAAGTATGCCGGCAGTCATGCGGAGTGTGTTTCGGATCGCCAACAATCCCAAGACGTTCGAGTGTAGGATAGAACAACGCTTTTCTGTGATGCTGCTGAGTATACACGCATAATTTTCCATCTTGTGTCAGCACTTTCTGTTCGACAAAATGGTATATAGCGGGATGTATCGGGACAATTCTGTTTTTACCGGCTTTTGTTTTGATGCCGCCTTGAAAGTATCCTTCTTCTAAGTTGGTTGTAAGTTTTAACACTTCACCGATTCTCCAGCCGGAGTAACACATAATAAGAATGAGCTGTACTTCTTGATTGTCGGTATTATTCCACAGCACTTGCATTTCCTGATCAGAAAAGGGCGTTCCATGTTCGGTGTCATTATCAGCATTGACATGGACATATAACGCCTTGTTTTCCGTTACAATTTCTGAGTAAACGGCATATTTATACATCTGCTTGAACAGTGTAAGAATTGCCATAAGACTCTGACGCTTTAACGGGCAGTCATCAATTACCTTTTGCAGATCAGGCGCTTTTAAATCCTCAAAGATACGATTGTACAGAGTCGTGCAGTTCGAGTAAGCGGTCTGGTAAGCTATCTTTGAACTATAAGAAAGTTTTGAACCCTCTGAAAACTTCCATGCGTAAAACTTCTCATATACCTCTGAAAACGTCAATTTCTTGATTTCCGGGTGTTTATCCTCTACGCCCTTGATTGTATTGTAGTCAGCAATTAAACGAGTAATAAGGGTATCTACGTCCGTTGTAGGTGATATCTCAAGGTCTCGTTCCATCCCTGGCTGATATGTTCCTGCCTTGTATGCGGTCAGTACAGTAAATCCTTTAATCCAGTCGTCTACATAGCAGATTGCAGGCGGTCGGACGGGCTTTCCGGTCTTTTCATCCAGCACTGCCGGAGGATGGACCGCAAACGGATTTCTGCGATTGCCGCCCAGGTACCGTATTGTTCCGAAACTGTTGGGGAGCTTCGGGTATTTCTTTCTTTTCTTCGCCATTTTTATTCCCTCTTTCTGTAGCTGTATTTAGGTATAAAAATAACAGCCGAACAAACTTTCTGACTTGCCCGACTGCTCCGAAGATGATACAATATGTTTTGCCAGAATATTACATTTCTTCGGAGATGTATAAATGCCACCTCGGTACGCCAATGCCGGGGTGGTTTTATTTATTCTATTTCTTCAATGTCAAATGAATATCCAAGAACTTCACCTACGTCTGTACATTTTCCTTTCAAAGTCACCATGTCACCCATTTTCATAGATGTAACTTTTGACTCTTGCTCATCATTTTTAATGTAACATTGTACGCCAATGATTTCAAAATCACCATCTGCCATGAGGTCAATGTAGTCTCCAGAAGCGTCAATATTTCCAAGCTTTCCAGTGATTTCTAAATACTGGTCTTTGTATTGCTTTGATGCTCCAAGCGGGTTATCGTTCAAAGCAGACATCATATCGTTTACAGATACAGAGGTATAGCTTACTGGTGTAGGTGTTGCTACTTCTTTGGATTCTGTTTTTGCAGTAGAAGTGGTTGTGGTTTTTGTGTCAGAACTTCCGCCAGAAGCCGCACCCACAGCTCCGATAACAACGACTGCCAGAACTACCCATTTCAGCTTGCCGCCCTGTTTCTTTCTACAATGAGGACATATCTTTGCTCCTGCCGGGATCTCCATTTTACAGTGCTTGCAGATTTTTGTCTTTTCATTACTCATACATTTTTTCCTCCTGTTACGCTTTACACATACTCTTTAAATCATGCCATTTTTGATGATTTTTACATTTTTCTTGCTGATTTTGAAGTGTCATGCAAAAGTACGCTTTTATGTGGTATTATTATTTTATCGCAGATAGCATGATTTGTAAAGGATAAGAGTGATTCGTTATGAAAAATAATTGTTTTAAGATATTTGCATTCTTCCTAATTATATTTAAGATATTTTGCACGATACATATTCCGCTAAAGATTGTCCCGAACAATCACAATGATGTGCAGATCACCAGTGCCGCATATCAGGAGAAGTCTGCGCCGAACCATAATCTGAGGGAAGTCCACAGAAAAGTTTGTGATCTCGCATTTTTCTTCTGTGAAAGCATAATTTCCTTTGAGATTGCAAAGTTCGTGTATGAAATAACGAAAGTTCATGTATATCATTGGCAGTTGCCAAGAGTCGGAATAGGTGGTATAATAGCAAAAGCGAACTAATGTTCGGTTCTATTTCCCACAGCCGGACATATACTGTAGTGTAAGCGGTAGTTGCGACAGGGAGGGCTATTTATGGATTATAAGAAAGAGATTATTGAGATGGTTGAAAAATGTGATAATGAGGGCAAGTTAAAATTTGTCTATACGATTCTTATCAAATATCTAAAATCAAAGAAGCAAGGGGATTAACCCTTGCTCTTTTTGTTTAACGATGAAACTATTTGTTTTATTGCTTTCTTATCTTCTTTATCGAGTGCTTTATATTCCTCGATAAAGTCTAAGATGTCAGGTTCTGACATAAGATTTCCAATTATGGTTGCATAATCGTCATCGCTTTTAGAACCCATGAGGTATGTCGGTGTTACTTCCAGAGCGCCGCATAGAAGTTCGATAGTGTCCATATCTGGCTTGCACTTATCTTTTTCCCAGTCACTAATTGAATTGTGTTTTGCGTTGATTTTTTCTGCGAGTTGTTTCTGAGTTAATTTCTTTGCTGTTCTGGCTTGCTTGATTTTCTCGCCAAATGTCATTATCGGTTTCCTCCTTTCATGATTAATAATAATATAGAAATTTCGAACTGTCAATAAAATAATTTCGATTTTCTCGAAATTTATTCTTGACATTCGAACATTTCGAAGTTATACTGTAATTGTTCGATAGGAACGAAACTTAAATAGAAAGGAGAATTGAAAATGTGTGTTGGTAAGAAAATCAAGTCATACCTTGAGAATAACGGCATAACACAGACATTCGTTGCTAACAAAACTGGTATTCCTGTTCAGAAGCTCAATCTTTCTCTCAATGGAAATCGCAAATTAGATTTCGATGAATACGAATTAATTTGTGGAGCATTATCTGTTGGAACCGATAAGTTTCTTGAACCAAGGTTGCCAGAACGGAAGGGAGTAAATAATTGAAGCGTAAAGTATATGTCATGGATTGTGGCGATTTCGTAAAAATCGGCGTATCTGGAAATGTCGAACAGAGAGCAACACAGATTCCGTACAAAGTAAGCCAAATCTATTCAACAGACGAGTTGGAAGATGCTTTTAAATTAGAACGCGAAATGCACATGTTATTTGATGAAGATAGGGTTCCGGAAGCACAGGGAAGAGAGTATTTTAATATCTCTTTTGACATTGCCGCATCTGAATTAAAGAAAAGAGCAGATGAGCAAAAAAATGTAGAACCTGCAGAATCAATACCTAGAAAGTCACTTACTATCAGCGAAAAACAGAAAGTCATACTCAAATTGATTCCGCTACTTAAATATGTTGATGATTTTAACCTCGGATACATGCTCGGCGTAGCAGAGGAGAAAAGCAAATCAAAAAACATGGAAGAATCTAAATATGATTCCCTGCAAGATGGCATCTCCGCTCTGCTATCCCTCAATGAAGATGATTTGCGGATGGCTTTGGGTTACGCAATCGCATTGAGAGATAAGGACAGGGCGAGGAGGTGAAGAAAAATGCTAGACTGCACCGTCAGTAAAAATATTCTCGGTCAAGTTTCAGTTCAACTCGAAATGACGAGCCACGACTGGTCGAAATTAGAAACGTCCGGTGTGTGGAGTCAGATGGAACAGATTCTAATGGAATCTGAAACACAAAATAGCTGCTGTTCCCGCCATAACTATGCTGAAGAAATTCCAAGCGAGCAGACAGATAACGAATACCTGAAAGAGCAGTTCGGAATATATTCGCGTTATGTGAAATCATTATCCACTTGCACACACGTTTTAACAGTTATTTCAATAATTGCTCTAACAATTTCAATAGTGGCTCTGATTGTATAGAGATTGAGAAAAGACCGGTAATCAGTGCAATGATGGACAGAACAGTTGTTATCCAAAATCTGGATATATCTTGGAAATATGCTTTCATGGCAACTTCTCCTGCTTGCGTGATTTCATATTCGTACTCTCGCAATCTTGAGCGCATAAAGCATTTTTTGTTGAAAAGGTATTTGCAGGCATCTACTTCACGCTGATTACTAGGAGTAAATCCACAATTTCTTAAAGCTTTTTTCAATATTTTATATTGATATCTTGTTATCAAATGAACACCTCCTTTGCAGGAGAGTATATCACAAGAAAAGAGGTGCGTATATGTCAGAAAAAGAAAAAAGAATCGTTGAAAAGCTGAAAGAAGCGATTCCTAATATGTCAGAATTTGACAAAGGATATATTCTCGGTAAGACGGAAAGCTTTTCCGAGAATAATCTGGGGAAAAAATCAGATAAGAAAGAAGTAGTTAATTCAAATTAAAAAGGAGAAACATGAACGAATTACAGTTTTTTAATTCAGAAGAGTTCGGAGAAATCCGAACAGCAGAAATTGACGGGAAACCGTATTTTGTTGGCACTGATGTTGCCAAAGCTCTTGGATATAACAATCCCAGAGATGCCGTATCAAGGCATTGCAAGGGAGTCGTGAAACGCGACACCCCTACATCTAGTGGCATTCAGTCAATGTCATACATAAATGAGGGAGATTTGTACCGCTTGATTATGAAGTCGAAACTTCCATCGGCAGAGAAATTCGAATCATGGGTTATGGATGAAGTTCTTCCGATAATCAGAAAGACAGGCTCATACCATAAGCCACTGACGATAGTTGAACAGATACAGGTTATTGCGACAGGATTCTTAGATCACGAAGAGCGGCTTAACAGACTTGAAAATACCATGACTATTGACTACGCACAGCAGGAATCTATTAGAGACTTAGTGTCAAGTGTCGTAATTGCTCACCTTGGTGGGAAAGAGTCAAATGCTTACAAGGAAATTGGCAAGAAAGTATTTGCTGAATGCAACAGGGATATAAAGACTTACTTCGCAGTAAACGCCCGTAATAACATCCCTAAGCTGAGATTTGAAGAAGCTATGGAATATGTCAGAAATTGGCATCCATGCACCAATACAGTAATGATGATACGTGACTGTAACGCTCAAATGAGTATCAGTTAGAAAAGAGGTTTATATGAGTGCAGTTGACAATTACGTAGAACAGAATGCGCAGGTTCATCAGTTTGCCGCAGAAGTGGCAAGAATCATATCAGGTATTCCACAGATGCCGGAGTTCTCAAATGAGCGCCTGACAGTATCAGACGTGAGCAAAATGACAGGCATTCCTACACCATCTGTCAGAGCAGGAATCATCTATGGATGGTTGCCTATCGGTACGGCGTATCGTGGGAATAAAGTGATTCACGACAGAAAAGGTTCTGGAAGAATAGAATTTGTTATCTCTCCAAGAAAACTCTGGGAAGAAACAGGATATGTCTGGAGAGGGAAAGAAGCATTAAAGTGATAGTGCCCCGGCGGTGAAGCCCCACCAACCGGAGCGTTGCACTTACTAATCTACGCTTAGTAGGTACAGGTTAATTATAACTTCGTATCTGCTAATTGTAAATACCAAAAAAGGAGAAATTAGCACGATATGAGCAGAAATAGCACAAATAAATGTGAAAATGTTCCGACATGGGACGAACTTGAGTTCATTCTTGCGACAGAAATTGTCGAAGAAAGTAGAAAAAAAGCAAGAAAATGGTTCACGGCATGGATTGTGACCGCAGCCGCACTGGTAGCAAGCAATCTGGCGTGGATTATGGGAGAAATGAAATGAAAGAGTATGCGCTGATTGCTGTTTGTATGCTTGCCGGGAAATATGTCGATGTGCCTATCTGGCTGAACATCTTTTTTGGCATCTCGGCAGCATGGGCGGTGCGCCAGATGAAAGCAGACTGGCAGTAGGAAATAAGGAGGATAAAGAAATGTTCGAGAAAGAAATTGACGAAATTTATGGACTCTGTAAAAGAGTTGTGAATGAAGTTCCGACAGCAAATGCCTCGTTCAATTATTCAATTTATGGCATGAGCGTATGTGGACTTAGAAGAAAGGAAGATGTTAGTCTTCCCGAAGACAAATTTAAATGGGATTTGTATCAGAATGTATCTTTTAATCCGTTTTACGAAAAAGAAAGTCGTGAAAGTCTCAAAATAATCAAAGCTTTCTTGCTGGAACTTCTGATAGATGGGAAGTGTCCAAATGAGTAAGCAGATAGCGATTATGAAACTTCTTCCCAGTCTGGAGATAGCAGGATGCATTAACGAATTGCTCAGAGAGCTTCAGTCCAGAGGGGATCACATTTTGGATTATGAGAACTGTGACATGTCTCTGGATCATATCGAATGTCATGAGACGGATACATTGTATTGTTTCTTTAAAAGAGAGGAGAAAAGATAATGAAATTGTACGAAATTGATAACGCAATTATGGATTGTGTAGACATGGAAACAGGAGAAATCATTGACGTTGAGAGGCTTTCTGCTCTTCAGATGGAAAGAGATCAGAAGATTGAGGGTATCGGTTGTTGGATTAAAAATCTTCTGTCAGATGCAAAAGCCTTAAAAGAAGAAAAAGATAACCTTGCAGCACGTCAAAAAGTTGCTGAGAACAAAGCAGCTTCATTAAAAGAATTTCTTTCAAAATATCTGGACGGTGAGAAATTTAAGACTGCAAAGGTATCAATTTCTTACAGAAAAAGTGATTCTGTAGATATTTCAGCGAATGCAACTGTTCCTGAGGAGTTCCTTAAATATGCAGAGCCTACACCTGACAAAATCGGATTGAAAGCTGCATTGAAAGCCGGAAAAGAATTTCCGGGAATTTCACTAAAAACTTCTCAGAATATTCAGATTAAGTAGGAGAGCGCTATGAGTGATTTTGAAATCCATATTTCGGCAAGGAAGAAGCAGGCAATAGCCGAAAAAGACGCAGCAGTAAAAGTAACAGGCGAGGCGTATAATGCGCTGACAGAAATTTACAATGAAAGTACATTATCAATGCGCCAGATCGCGAGCATTCTGATTATAGAAGGAAGCAAACATATTGTTTATGACAAGGTGGGGTGTTAGCTATGGCAAATTTAATCGGCATTATGGGTGAACCCGGAAGTGGTAAAAGTACATCCCTTCGCAATCTCAATCCAGAAGAAACTTATTACTGTGATTGCGATGGGAAAGGACTGAATTGGAAAGGGTGGAGAGATCAGTATTCCGCTGATAAGAACAATTATGTAAAAACCAGTTTTCCACAGACTATAGTCAAATATCTTTTAAACATTGCAGAAAAAGCACCACATATCCATTATTTCGTTGTTGATACCGTAAATAACTTAATGGTATCAGACGAAATGAGAAGATGCAAAGAGAAAGGCTATGACAAGTGGATGGACCTCGCCTCGAGCATCTGGGACTTAGTGGATATTCCGTCAAAGCTCAGAGACGATTTGACAGTGATTCTGCTATTCCACACGCAAACAGAAATGACTGACGCAGGCTATGAGTTTACCAGAATCAAAACCAATGGAAGAAAGACTGAGAAAAACAACATCGACAGTAAGTTCAACTGGTTGCTCAGATCAATGAAGCAGGAGAACACCTATTGTTTTTCAACCACTTCTCATAATGACACTGCAAGAACACCACTTGGAGCATTTGAAGAGGAATATATTCCAAATGATATTACGAAGGTCATTGAAGTTATGAAGGAGTTTTAATGAGAGAGCAAAACTGGTATGTATTTTTAATAGTTCGATACGCCTATCAGATAAGATGCGAATCGTATTATATTCATCAATTATACCACGATAAAGCAATTCGTGAGTACAGGAAATGTTCAAGCAAAGAAGAAGCTATTTCTATGTGCTATGACTATAACAAATATTTAAAAGGAGATAAAAAACATGGCAATTAAAAAATTTGGAGATTACGAAAAAACACAGGCTTACGGAGATTACGAAGTGCTTCCAAAAGGCGGCTATGTGGTGAAAATTCTTGGATCTGAGCTTTGCAGCAACAGCGTAGGCCAGTATGTAAAAATCAGTTGCGATATTGCAGAGGGTGAATATGCAGGCTTCTACGCAAAAGAATATAAGACTCAGCAGGGTGAGGATAAGAAATGGCACTGCAATTATCTTCTGAATATCCCGAATGATGACGGATCAGAAAAAGATAACTGGACAAAGAGACGGTTTAAAACATTTACAGAAGCCCTTGAAGAATCCAATCCAGGATACCACTTTGACTGGGACGAGCAGAAATTCAAAGGCAAAATTGCTGGCGGTCTTTTCAATGAAAGAGAGTATGAGAAAAACGATGGAAGCATTGGAAGAGCTACCAATCTGGCGTCCTTCTGCAAAGTTGATAAAATCCGTTCTGGTGATTACAGACTTCCAAAAGACAGACTTTTAAGCAGTAACAATTCTTCACGCACTAGTTCGGATGGCTTTATGAGTATTCCCGACGGTACAGATGAGGAGATGCCATTCAACTAATGGATATTTTTGATCAAAAAGAAGTCTTAAAGTCTTTCCAGGTTCTTGTTGATTCCAGAGAACAAGCGACTGAGCGAGCGGAGAAACGGTACAAATCCTTTTCCGCTCCATATAGTCGAGCAACATTGGATTATGGTGACTACACCTATAATGCAGTATTGCCGAGTGGTGAGTTGCTGTTTGATACCAATAGCACAATTAAGCCATTCTGCGTGGTGGAACGGAAAATGAATTTAGATGAATTGGCTGCATGTTTTACCAGGGGGCGTGAGAGATTCAAAAGAGAGTTTGAACGGGCATTAGATCAGCAGTGTAGGATTTACCTCATCTGTGAAAATTCGAGCTGGGAAAACCTTTTGAACGGTAAATATCGAAGCAAATTCAACTCCAATGCGTTTTTAGCTTCCAGTGTTGCATGGATGGTCCGATACAACATGAATGTGGTTTTTTGCAAAGAGGAAACATCTGGAAGATTGATAAAAGAAATTTTATACAGAGATTTAAAAGAAAGACTTGAAAGGGGTGAGTTTGATGGTTGTAAATTCGATTCAACTCACAGGTGATAGCAATGAGTGAATATCCAAGTATGTATGATGCGGCTATCGAATATGCCAAAAAAGGATTTGCTGTCTTCCCGTTAAAGTACCGCGATAAAGTTCCGCTTACCAGGAATGGATGTAAGGACGCAACTACGGACGCGGCTCAGATAAAAGCCTGGTGGCAGAAATATCCAAATGCAAACATAGGTCTTGCGACTGGTTCGGTTAGCCAGAATGTATTTGTAATTGATTTAGACATTGATGAAGATCGCGGAATAGATGGGTACCATTCACTTGAAGATTGGCAGCGTGAACACGGAGATTTCCCAGAAACATGGACAGCCATCACGGGGCGTGGCGGATACCATTTGTACTATCGTGGAAATGGCAAAATAAAGAACCGAGCCGGAATTATTGATGGTGTAGATATTCGTGGAAATGGCGGGTATGTAGTAGCTCCTCCATCAATACATAAGAATGGCAATCGGTATGAATGGGAATATTCACCGGATGAATTTGAAATTGCAAAGGCCGATAACAATGTAGAATACTTCTTGAACCATGACGATCAGAAACAAGGCGCAGCTTTTACCATGCCAAATATCGTGGCAGCAGGACAAAGAAATCAGATGCTTTTTCGTTTTGCGTGTATGATGCAGGCGAAAGGAGCGTCAGATCAATCAGTGTTCGCTGCTACCATGGCTGAGAATGAAAGTTCCTGCTCGCCTCCATTAACTGAACAGGAAGTCAAAGTCATTGTATCAAGCGCAACTAAATATGATAAAGGAAAGCCCATTCACATTGACTCAGAGGGGGTTGCAACGCAAGGGTGGAGAGAGCCGGAGTTTGATTTTACAGAAAAAGGAACAATGATTCAGAGCATTAAGAATATGTGTGAAGCCATTGAATACGACCCTGATTTGTATGGACATATTAAATATAACGAGTTATCATACGCGCCCTTTGTTTGTGGAAGTCTCCCGTGGGAGCATGTAAACATGTATAGGGAATGGAGTAACAGCGATGACAGTAATTTGAAGTCGTACATTGAATCAAAATACGGGCTAAAGAGTCTGGAGAAGATCATGGAAGCACTTAATATCGTGGCAAATAGAAACAGATTCAACCCTGTTGTTGATATGCTTACTGACATTCATAAGAATAAGTGGAATAAAAAGACCGGATATATCAACAAACTACTTCCAGAATATCTGGGAGTAGAAGACACAGAGTATTCCAGGGAATGTATGAAACTGTTTATGTTAGGTGCAATCAGCAGAGCGTTCCATCCGGGATGTAAGTTTGACTACATGCCAGTATTATACGGCTCACAGGGAATTGGAAAATCTACCTTCCTGAGACTTTTATCACTCAATAACGCATGGTATAACGACAACTTCAATACAGTCGAGGGCGACAAAGCCCCGGAAAAGCTTCGCGGTATGTGGATGGTGGAATTGGCAGAGCTACTGGCTACTAAAAAAGCAAAAGAAGTTGAGAGCATCAAAGCATTTTTAACATCCACAGTGGACACGTACAGACCTCCATATGGGCGCAGAACAGAGCAGAGACCAAGAGTGTGTGTATTTGCCGGAACAACCAACAATGACCGTTTCCTGACTGATAGAACAGGCAATAGACGATTCCTTCCGATAGTCACGAGAAAAGAACACGTCCTGAAATCCATGTTTGATGATCCACAGGCCGTAGCGTCAGACTTTACAAACGCTTGGGGAGAAGCCATGGAGCTTTTTGAAAGGGCCGATAGAACACCTAAGTTAATTCTTCCGAAGAATTTACAGCGATATATAGAGGATAAACAGGAGGAATTTATGGAGGAGGACGTGAGAGTTGGAATTATTCAAGAATGGCTAGACCATACAACGGAACCTCGCGTTTGCGTTGCAATGCTATATGAACAGGCGCTGGGTAACGAGGGCCGCAAGCCCACAAGGTTCGAGTCCAACGAAATTCACTCCATCATGCAGAACTGCATTGACGGATGGGAAAGGGAAAATGGCGGGAAACGGGTGAGATGTGGAAAATATGGTCCACAGATATGTTATCAAAAAGTCAGAAAATTAAGTGAATTTGAAAAAATGTGTGAGTGTGAGATACCATTTGACTAGAATTAGTTACACTTAGTTACATTTAGTTACACCCCAAGATACACCTCAAACCCTTATAAATACTGTATTTTTTACTTAGTGTAACTAATGTAACTAATATTTTACTATAAAGTATATTTTAATAATTATATAAAAAGGTAATTATAGGGAAAATTAAATACTTATGTTACACGTTACACATTCAGGGGGGGGGGAGAAATGGCAAGCGTAAGAAAAGATGATATTCCAATGATGGCAATGTTTATGCCTAAATTATGGGAATTAATAAAAGAGTTTTACCTGGTTGAACTCACAGATGAATATTCAAAAGCAGCTTATGACCGCTGTATGGAATTGATAGAAATATATTCAGATCCATTAGCAAAAGAATTTGTTTTAGCATTTTGCAAATTTATTGATTCCAAACAAAAGGAGTTGAGAAAGAATGTACAGCACGAAGAATAGATATGAACAGGGACAGGCTCTTAGAAGAGAAATCTACATGTATGTAGTAAGCTACTTTAAACTTGTTGGATATGCACCATCGGTCAGCGAGATTTGTGAGAAGGTAGACGCAAGCAGAGCTACCATCTGGAGACATTTAAACCAGCTTATTGATGATGGGTTGCTTAAAACAGCACACCCCAGTACTGATAGAGCCTATGCTCCGACAGGATACGGGTTCGGAAAGGTGAAGAAATGAACAAAATGCGTGAATATGAACGTGGCAGGGAAGATGGTCTTGACCTTGCTAGACGAATCACCAGAGAGGGCGGTCTTGAAGCCCTCGAAAAGGAATGCAGATTCAGGGGAGTAACAGGAATACATACTTCCCTGGCAAGAAAGGACCTGGACAAAGCATCTGAGAAGATCAAACAGATTGTATCTGAATGCTGCGTGATCATGGCAATAGCTGTCCTGCATGATGAATTTGGATTCGGTCAGAAAAGATGCCAGAAGTTCATGGCAGGCATGGACAAAGCTTCGGACTATATCGACCAGGGCTTGGCTGAATGGATTGATTATGTGCAGGCTATCAAGGAAGAACTGGGAATTGAATTAAGCTTTTCAGGAGAAATAAAAAGTCATGCAGAATAACGGACAGGTAGCATTTGGATAGGAGAAATAAATGGATTTAGAGCAAAAAGCAATTGAGAGAATTCGACTTGCATCTGATCTCTCGTTGAAACATTATGGAAGGCCACTTGTATGTACATATTCCGGCGGGAAAGATTCTGACGTGATGTTAGAACTCTTTCGTAGGGGAGACATACCATTTGAGGTACACAATAGTCACACCACGGCAGATGCACCGCAAACTGTACGGCACATACGAAAGGTATTTAAAAGTTTGGAAGAAAAAAGGAATTAAATGCGAAATAGAAATGCCGAAGTATAAAGGCGAACATATCACGATGTGGAAATTAATTCCATTAAAACTTATGCCGCCAACAAGACGAGTTCGCTACTGCTGTCAAGTCCTTAAAGAAGCGCAGAACACAAATAGATATATTGCTACTGGCGTGAGATGGGCCGAAAGCAGGCAGAGAAAAGAAAGAGAAGAATTTGAAAAAATTGGTGCGACAAAGGCAACTAAAGAAAAATTCACATCAATTATGCTAATGAACGACAATGACGCCAATCGCAGAATGAATGAACTTTGTATGCAAAAAAACGAAATGGTTGTCAATCCAATCATTGACTGGAAAGATTCTGATATATGGGAATTTATCAATTCAGAGCATATAGAAACTTGTGAGTTGTACAAATGTGGATATGATCGTGTTGGCTACGTCGGCTGCCCGATGGCCGGGAAAAAGAGATATAAAGAATTTGCAGATTTTCCTAAGTACAAACAGTCTTATATCAGAGCTTTTGAAAGAATGCTAGATGTTCGAAAAGAAAAAGGATTAGGAACCCAATGGAAGACTGGAGAGGATGTATTTAGGTGGTGGATGAATGATGACAATTTAGATGGTCAGATGGAATTATCTGATTTTATTGAATATTAAAATCATGGCGGACTGCACAATAGCGTGTCAGTTGCTTACATGGGGAAAGTGAGGATGAAAATGGAGAAATTAAAACCTTGTCCGTTTTGCGGAAAAGAGATAGATACAGAGAAAAATGTATACATTCCAGAAAGAGACTGGGCACCGTCTTTTTACGATCCTGACAGTGGGGGAAATCCAATAGCCATTCACTGTGAATGCGGATTAACATTTTGCACAGGCACATGGGATTGGAAGGAAGCTGTTGAAATATGGAATAAAAGAGTAAACAAGGAGGACGCAAAATGAAATTATATTTCTACATTTTAGACAGTAACAGAGAATACAATCCAGAAACTAAAACATTAGGAGACTATATTTTCAAGATCAGAGTTGAGGAGTGCGAGGTGATTGAGAAGCCAAAAACCTACAAAGCAGTAACTCGATTTCCAGACGGAATCTACATTGGGTATGTGAAAAAGGAAGATATCGGAACAATTTCTGGTCATTCAACGCCGTACATTGTGTTGGCAGTACCGAATTATCAGTTTGTAAAAGATAGATTCTTAGAAAAATATAACGTTGAAATCAGCAGGCTCAAAAAAGCAATCGCTATGTACGAGGATAAGATAGCTGCGATTGAGGATTATAAGGAGGACGCAAAATGTTAATCAGAAGTCAGGATAAAGAGATATTAGTTAATTTTAATGTATCAGCTGGTATCGAAATTACAGAAGGGACTACAAAAACAGTTGTAACATCATATATCACTGGATGCAGTTATTTGCTCGGAGAATATTCCACAAAGAAAAAAGCTATCAAGGTACTGGGCATGCTTCAGGAAGCCTATGTAAATGGACATATTGATTATCAGATGCCAGAGGACAGTGAGGTGGTTGTATGATTACATTCTTATTAGGATTCACCCTTGGAACCATATTCGGAGTGGCTGGTCTTGTATGTGTGGCAATCATGTACGACAAGCACCACCCAGACGATTAGAAAGGAGAACGGTATGCTGACAAGGAACAAAAAGCTGAAAGACTTCACGGCGGAGTACGGATATCTGCTTTCCAGTGCTGCCTTGTCAGCTTGCCCGAAGAACACGGTGATAGCGGATATGGTTATTGAGAATATCCTACACCGGAAAAGCTATAGGAGAATCAGCAAAGAAAGATATATCCCGATGAACCCGAAAGACTTCTACGGATACAGACGCAAGACCGTCGCTGTACTGTATGAGAGAATGCGGTTGTTGGGAGTGTGGGAGGATGAATAAATGCGTTTAATTGATGCAGACAAAATAATTGACTCTCTTGGAAATTCGGATATGGATTTTGCAATAGGTGCAGTTATTGACGAACAGCCGACAGTTTTTGATGTGGACAAAGTTATTGACCAGATTGAATACAGAAGAGCAAGTTTTGATTGTAGATCATGTGAATACAATGATGATGAAAAAACAATATGCAGTGAAGATTGTTCAGATGCACTTATTGATGATTTGATCAAAATCGTGAAGGAGGGTGGAATTGAATGAGTAGCGCAAGCGTAAGTTTCGAAACAAAAGCGTATGTATGCGCAAGGTACTTCCTCAGACCGGGAAAGTGCTTCAAATACATTGACTATCGTGGCGAGGATGCCACGGAACACGTCTATGAGGTCATGGCATTATATCCATATTGTGTATTGTTAAGAGATACCAGAAACGGAGTCAGGACTTGCCCGGGGTATAACACTTTGAGTTTGATGTTGAGAGGAAGTGAAGCGAGTGAGTAAATCAGTATTAGTGATTGATACACCAGAGAACTGCTATGATTGCCCGTTCGGAACTGCATACTGCGGCGAACTTGAATATGTGGGTTATTGTGAATTGGATGACTGTTTAGATTATGATGTAATTCTGATGACAGAAGAACATTATGATTGCGAAAGTAAATCAAGACCTGAATGGTGTCCATTGAAGCCATTGCTGGAGGAGAAAGAAGAGGAATATTAGAGAAGCAAACTTAGTCTTGCATGGATTCGAGGTTGGAACACTTGTATTAGCAAAATTAAAGGAGGAAACGCAGATGGTTGATTTAAGAAATACATGTATCTTGATTAAGACAGAAGAAGAAAATAAAATGCTTCTCAAAGAAGCTGAGAAACAGGGATTTCATTGGTATTCGAAAGGTAATTGTAAACCATTGCCAGGACAACATTTTCCAGATATTTTAAAATTTTGTAATAACAAAGATGTGGTGCACAGCGCGCGTATCGGAGTAGAGTGTGATGCTTTCTACGAAGCTTCAGAACTCCTCGGGACAAAAGAAATGACAGTAAGAGAGTTTATTGAGCGGATTGCAGATGTTTGTAGATACATCGAAGCTGGCAGTTGAGAAGCTGAAGGAGGTGAAGTAGATGGAGAGACTAACACTTGACGATATGATAAAGGCACTTAAATGCGTTGCCAGCCAGGATACTGTAGGCGATTGCTATGCAGACCACGAAAACTCCATGCATATGCATGATAAGCATAAACGCATTGTCTGTGGAACTGGCGAGGATTTAAGAGATTATATCGGCGGGAAGGAAGCGGTTGGCTGCCCGTATTATCAAAATGCTTATGGATGCTGTTTTGAAGATGGAGAATTGTATTGGTTGAAAGATGTTGCAGAACTGTTGGAAGAACTGAAATCTTACAAAGACCTAGAAGAACAGGGCTTGCTTGTGAGATTGCCGTGCAAGGTTGGAGACACGGTTTGGGTGGTAACATCGCCAATTAATGTGTTTGGTTATGATGAATATGATGGAGATGCGGAATATGAAGTATATGAATCTTTTTTATCAAGCGTATCTTATTATGCGTCTGGAGAACAATTCAGAATTTACGCAAAAGTAACGAATAGTTTTATTGTGGCATACTTTAGAGAATGTGATTTTGGTGAATCATTATTTCTCACCCGTGAAGAAGCTGAAAAGAAGTTGGAGGAACTCAAAAAATGAAATTTAAAGAATTCACAAATTGGTGTAATGAAAGAGCCTGTGATGGATGTTGGGGAATGCTGGAAGCAATGGCGTGTATTAATTTAATGAATGAGATTAGAAAAGCTCCATTTTGGAAAAGAGAAAAATTCTGGAAAGAAAATTATGAACATCAGGTATTGGAAGAGATTATTAATCCGATAGAGAAGAAGTTGGAGGAGATGATTAAATGAATCTTAGAAAAGCTACTCTAACCGACTATGGAGTGCCGCCGGATGATATACCGGCGCTTCAAAGTCATTTCAGACACCTTGACGAGAATGACAAATATAATCTTCTGCAAGTGTCAATCAAATATGCGCCAGGCATAGAAACGCAGATATACGACAGCATAGTGAACTGCATAGGATACCGGACTATGGAACGATTCCGAGATATGCCAGTATCCGAAAATGATTTCTACGGATACAAGCGCAAAACTATGGCAGAATATTATCACTTGGCAAAATTGACCGGAAGATTATAAAATTGATAAAAACTAAAAGTGGTGTAGAGGTACATAACCCCTAGTATGGTATTATAGTGTATATAACTATAGCTATGCTAGGGGATTTTTATTTATGAATTTATGAGGTGATGATATGGCAAATCTAAAATCAATACAGCGCAAACTTCAAAAGGCTATATTATCCACCGGATTAATTATAAAAATTGGAACGTCACAATTTTACAGCAAAGAACAGGAAAGATTGATTACTCTTACCATAATCTCAACGCCTACACTTCATTTGACAAAAAGAAAAGAATGGAAAGATTGCGACTATGAAATATTACGCACAGCATCTCAATATGATGCAGTGATGTGCCTGAAAGAGATATGGGAGGCGTGCCAAGAATGGAAATAGATAGAGGTGATTAGATGGGGTTAACGCCTAAGCAGAAAGCGTTTGCAGATGAATATATAAAAAATGGTGGAAATGCATCTGATGCCGCAAGGAAAGCTGGATATAAAAATTATGAAGTGGAAGGCTATAGATTGATAAGAAATGATAAGGTTTTATCTTATATAGCCGAAAAGCAGGCTAAAATCGAGAAACAAAAATGTACCGATATCATGTCTCTGGCAGAAATCCAACAGCGCCGTTCCATGATTGCAAGGGGCGAATTGACCGATTCATTCGGATTTGCCCCGGATTTCTCTGATCAGCTGAAATCCATGAATGATCTGGAGAAAACGCTTGCTATCAAAGAAACAAAAGAAGAACAGCAGAGGATAGCAGAGAGAGCCAGACTGCAAGAAGTTTATCATCTTGATCTGAGTGTTGTTCCGGATGTATTCCACAGGATGATTCGGGATATCCGGGCAAAGAAGCATTCGGAGTATATTCTTCCCGGTGGTCGTGGATCTATGAAATCATCCACAATTTCTCTGATCATTCCAGAGCTGATCAAGAATAATCCAAATATGCACGCCTTGATTCTTCGAAAAGTCGGGAACACAATAAAAGATTCTGTTTATGCTCAGATGAAATGGGCACTGGATAAGCTGAACCTGTCAGAGGAATTTACCTGTAAAGTGTCCCCTATGGAGATTACATATAAGCCTACTGGACAGAAGATTTACTTTCGTGGTGCTGACGATCCATTAAAGATTAAGTCTATCAAACCAGAGTTTGGATATATTGGCATTGTCTGGTTCGAGGAGCTTGACCAGTTTGCCGGTCCTGAGGAAATACGAAATATTCAGCAGTCTGCGATTCGTGGTGGTAACGAAGCGTACAAGTTTAAATCATTCAACCCACCGAGAAGCAAGAATAACTGGGCAAATGAATATACGGCAGAAGCAGAAGAAAAAGATGATAGCGCGCTGGTTGTGCATAGCACATATCTTGATCTTGACATTGAACAGGAATGGCTAGGTGACATCTTCCTGGAGGATGCTGAACATCTGAAAGAGACCAATCCAGATGCTTACAAGAATGAGTATCTAGGAGAAGCTAACGGTAATGGCGGAAATGTATTTGAATATCTGGAAATTAGAGAAATTACAGCCGAAGAAATCAGTCATTTTGACAGAATCTATCAGGGGTGTGACTGGGGATTCTATCCGGATCCATTTGCTTTTGTGCGATTCTATTACAATCACAACAATGATACATTGTATTTCATAGACGAAATATATAAAAACAAATTAACAAACAGAAAGTCAGCAGATATCATTCTTGAGCGAGGATATACAGACTTTGAAATCACTTGCGATTCTGCAGAGCCTAAATCAATCAACGACTTTAGAGATTTTGGCATTCCGGCAAGAGGAGCAATTAAAGGGCCGGGCAGCGTAGAATATTCTATGAAGTGGCTTCAGGGCAGAAAAATCGTTATTGATCCGAAGCGAACGCCGGGAGTGCATAAGGAATTTACAAAATACGAATACGAACGAGACAAAGACGGAAACATTATCAGTGGTTATCCTGATAAGGATAATCATTTAATAGATGCCACACGCTATGGCTCAGAGAAGCTGTGGAGAAGGCGAGGTAGCAGCGCATAATGGGACTTATAACAACACTAAAAAGGTGGTTTAACATGATATTCAAAAAGCAAGCCGAAGAGGACTTTAATATTCAGGCGGCAGAATTTCCAGAGATGGAATCGCTGATTAACCGGTGCGCGAACATTTACAGGGGAGTACCGGAATGGTTAGATGACAAGAATAATATCAAGACGATTAATTTTGCGAAATCTGTCTGCTCAGAGACAGCTCGGCTCGCAACATTGGCGATTGGCATTCAGATAGGCGGTTCCGTAAGGGCTACGTGGCTACAGGAGCAGATAGATAAAGTATATTTCCAGATCCGACACTGGGTGGAATATGGATGCGCTTACGGAACGGTGTTCATTAAGCCGAACGGTGAGAGCCTTGACGTATTTACTCCGGCAGATGTGATGATTGTGGATTATGATAATCAGGAAATCAAAGGGATTATATTTAAGGATTCTTATACTGTTGGACGGAAATATTATACACGGCTTGAATATCATCGTTTTATTGAGACAACAGTGGACGGAGTGACAACCTATCCGTACTACGTTTCTAACAGAGCCTACGTGTCAAAATCTCCTCAAAGCATCGGAGACAAGATTGACCTTAAACAGACCAAATGGGCTGACCTAATGGCAGACACTCCGCCGATTCTTAAAGCAAACGGGGAGAAGTTGGACGGACCTCTGTACGGAGTTCTGCGGACTCCACAGGCGAATAACGTGGATATTAACGCACCATTGGGTTTGCCAATATTTGCCGAAGCCATTGAGGAGTTAGAAGACCTGGACATTGCATACAGCCGTAATGCAAAAGAAATTCTTGATTCTAAGAGGACTGTTCTAGCAGATGACCGGCTGCTGATGCCAAGCGGCTCGCCTGTTTCCGCTATGACACCACAGGCAATGGAACACAGATGCTCAGAAATGAGTTTACCAGATTATGTAAAGAATGTATTCGGACAAGATGAGAAAGAGTTCTATCAGGAAATCAATCCGGTTCTCAACACAGATACTCGTATAAGCGGAATAAATGCCCTCCTTGGACAGATTGGATATAAGGTCGGATTCTCTAATGGATATTTTGTATTTAATGAAAAAAGTGGAATACAAACAGCCACAGAGGTAGAAGCAGGACAACAGAGGTCTGTACAATTTATCAAGGACGTAAGAGACCAATTAGACAAAAGCATAAAACAAGTAGTATATGCGTTGAGCGTATATGCAGATTTATATGGATTGGCTCCAGTCGGTGTATATAAAGTTCAGTGCAACTTTGGCGAAATGGCATATTCTTATGAGAGAGACCGAGACAATTGGTGGAAGTATCGCTTACAGGGTGACTGTCCTCCTTGGATGTATTATGTCAAATTCGAAAATATGACAGAATCCGAAGCGAAAGCAATGGTTAAAGAAGCCCAGCCAGACGAACCAAAACTGTTTGGAGATGAGTAATTATGTTAAGCCCAGAATATTTACGCCGGATAACAGAGGGCAGTGAGCAGATTGCGGAAGAACTGCATCAATATATCATCTCTGAGATCGTGTCGAGAATGATGGCAAGAATCGGCAGGGGTGAGAACTATATTCTGACCAATGCCGATGCGTGGAGAATCAGAACGCTACAGGAATCCGGTGAACTGTTAGAGGACATTCTGGCGGAACTATCCAGATACGCCAAACGTGAACAGCGGGAACTCCTTGAAGCGTTTGAAGATGCCGGAATCACTGCTCTCGATTATGACGACAAGATATACAAGGCGGCAGGATTAAGCCCTGTACCGCTCGAACAGTCGCCAGCCATGATAAGGCTCATGGAGCGGAATATGCTTGCGACTATGGGCGAGTGGAAGAACTTCACGAGAACAACCGCAAGCGCCGCTCAGAGGCTTTATATTGAGCAATGCGACCTTGCATACAATCATGTGATGACTGGAGCAGTTGGGTATACGCAAGCCATCAAAGAGGCAGTTAATAACGTTGTGAGTGATGGCGTTACTGTCACATATCCATCTGGCAGAAAAGACACGGTCGAAACAGCAGTCGCACGTTCTGTCAGAACTGGTGTGGCTCAGGCTACGGGAGATATATCCCTAAAACGTATGGAAGAAATGGATTGGGATTTAGTTCTGGTCAGTGCTCACATGGGAGCCAGAACAGGTGACGGCGGTGAGAATCCGGGAAATCACGCATGGTGGCAAGGAAAGATATACTCTCGTTCTGGCAAGAGTAAGAAATTTCCGCCGTTCTCATTAACCGGATATGGAACGGCAAGTGGACTGTCAGGGGTCAACTGTCGGCATAGTTTTGGAGCCAGTGATGGAGAATTTAACCCCTATGCAGAACTATCGGCACAGGATAAAGCCAACAAAGGCGAACAATACGAAAAAGAACAAAAACAACGTACTTACGAACGCAGGATCCGAAGAACTAAAAGAGAAGTCATAGGAATGCAGGTGGCAGTTGATGCTTGCAAAGATGAACAGGCTAAATTTGAGCTACAGCAGGAACTTGACAGGAAGTCTTATCTTTTGCAGAAACAAAATGCTGCATATAAGGACTACTGCAAGCAGAACGACCTGAGAGAGCTGCAAGACCGACTCATGATTGCTAAATGGAACCGCCAGAATGCCGCAAAAGCCAGAAGAGCGGCAAAACGGTATAAAACAGCAAAGGGGATTGACTGATGGATAGATGGGAATATTACAATCCAAATCCTGCTGGGAACCGTGTCGGAGATTGTGCTGTCCGGGCAATATGCAAGGCAACCGGTTTTGACTGGGAAACGGTATTCGCTGGATTAATGATACAGGCGTGTGCTCTGTCAGATATGCCAAGTGCAAATTATGTCTGGGGAGCGTATCTGTATAAACGTGGGTACAGACGTAAGCTGATAGAACAGTCAGAACGATATATCTATACAGTCAATGACTTTTGCGCAGATCATCCGACAGGTACGTATATCCTCTGTATAGATGGTCATGTGGTGACAGTACAAGATGGTAAATATTATGATACATGGGATTCCGGAAATGAAGTCCCGGTATATTACTGGGAAAAGGAGTAGCTAAATGAGCATATCAGAATTTGTACAGATTTTTCTTTCTATCTGCGGAGGGGTGTCTATTGTCGGAGGGGCGGCAGCAGTAATCTTTAAATGGATTACACCGGCATTTCGACTTAATAAGCGAGTAGAGACACTGGAAGAACATGATAGACGAGATTATGAAAGTCTTCGGAGAATCGCAGAACGAGATTCATTAATTCTGGAAGTGTTATCGACCATGCTGGATAGTCAGATTAGTGGGAATAATGTAGAAGAATTAAAAAAAACAAAACAGAAGCTTACAAATTATCTTGCGCAGAATCAACGTTAGCATTAATAAGGGGTATGCTCATGAAATTATATGTGTTCACGAAAAAAGATATAGACAGGTTCTTGATAGAGTGCAATTTCACACCGGACGAAGAAAGACTGTTCCGGCTGAGATGCAAGGAATATACGCTCGAATACTGCGCTGAACAGATGAATGTGAGCATATCTACCGTAAAGAGATTAAGCAGAAGAGTAAACAGTAAGATTATAAAAGTATGCTAAAAGGAGAGGCAATTTACCCCTCCTTCTTTTTATGCAAAATCTTCTTTTACAGCTCTTTCAAGCAATAAAATTACGTATTCTGGTGGATTTCTTTTACCGCCTTCCCAGTTTTCAATTGTCCTTTTGGGAATTTTGTATTTATCGGAAAAAGCCTGCTGGCTTAACCCGGAAATTAATCTAATTTCTTTGATGCTCATATTGTTCCTTTCTTTCTTCTTTTTATTTCCAACGCTTCACAATGTCTCCGTCGTAATGATCGGGCGCGTCCTCGTCCGGATTGATGCTTTCCAGCACGTAAAACTCCGATCTGTGTTTCTTTTTAAACCTTGTCAGATTTGACCATTTTCCCTCCGCTTCCAGAATGGCTTCTTCTTTGTTCTCAAATTCATCGATGAAACAATCACCGTCTGTATAATCCATAATTATATACTTTATTTTCCTGCCTCCTAGTTAATCCCGGTAACCTTAACTCGGGTTTGTAAAATATCCTCCGTGGGCTCCAGGATTTCAAAGTCAACGATAAGCTCCTCGCCGTCCTGATATACGGCGATTGCTCCGGACTCTAACAGCTCTTCCCCGTCCCCGTCTCCGTACCAGAGCTGACCGAAATAGTATTCCTCTCCGACCTCTATTGTGTCGTTCTGTTCGTAAACGTAAGATAATGTGTTTAATTTTATCATTTTTTATTCCTCCTTGATTTTTTGTTCTTCCCTGTTTCTGATGTTATCATACCACTCGGTGGGTGATATGTCAATACTTTTTTGATACTTTTTTGAACTTCTTAGATTAATACTTTTATGCAAAAATATAATCAGAAAGGCGGTGTATAAGATGGCATTATATAACAATCCTTATCAATATAGTTTTGGCGTTCCGGGGCAGATGAACCAGTTCCAGCAACAGCCTGTCCAGATTCCAGCTCAACCAGTACAGCAACCACAGCAGAATAATAGCGGTATCCTGTGGGTATCCGGCGAAGTCGGCGCAAAATCCTATCTGGTAGCACCCGGGACAAGTGTTTTACTAATGGATTCAGAATCAGAAAAATTCTTTATAAAATCCACAGACGTTTCCGGTATGCCGCAGCCGTTACGGACGTTTGAGTATCATGAAGTAGGCACTCAGATGCCGCCTAAACAGCCTGTTCAGAACATGGACAGTAAGTACGTCACCAGACAGGAATATGACGATTTAAAGGGCAAATACGAAGCTATCATAAACCGATTAAATTCTTTTTCTGAACCTGTTAGGGCTAATACCGTGCAGGAATCAGCAAACAAGGGAGGAAATGCAGATGAGCAATCCATTATTTAACGTACTTGGCGGTGGGATGCCGCAGGGAAACGGACCAATACAGATGATACAGCAGTTTATGCAGTTTAAACAGAATTTTAAGGGAGACCCGAAAGTAGAAGTTGAGAAGATGCTACAGTCTGGACAGATTTCCCAACGGCAGCTTAACCAAGTTCAGCAGATGGCAGGGCAATTCCAGAGTCTGCTGAATAACATGAAATAGTACATTACAATCTGGCCAGATTGATGTAAATACACAAAAAGGAGATTATATTATGGATGGAAATTATAGCTTAGCAGATATTGCCGCTGCTACTGGAAACGGTAGAAATAACGACGGCATGTTTGGCGGAGATGGTAGCTGGTGGATTATTGTTTTATTCATTTTTGCTTTCTTCGGATGGGGAAACAACGGATGGGGCAATAACGGCAATGGCGGCGGATATGCAGCCACGGCAGCTACTCAGGCAGACATTCAGAGAGGATTTGACAATTCCGCTGTGATTAGCAAACTTGACGGAATCAACAATGGTCTCTGTGATGGCTTCTATGCCATGAATAATGGTATGCTTACCGGCTTTAACGGAATCAACACAAACATTATGCAGACCGGCTTTGGCATTCAGCAGGCTATTAACGCTGACACTGTAGCAAATATGCAGAATACAAACGCATTGCAGTCTCAGTTAGCTCAGTGTTGCTGCGACAACAGAGCGGGACAGGCACAGATCAGATACGATATGGCCACTAACGCTTGTGCAATCCAGAACTCAATGAACAACAACACCAGAGATATTCTGGACAATCAGAACAGCAACACCCGTGCCATTCTTGATTATCTTTGCCAGAAAGAGACAGCAGACCTTAGAGCAGAGAATCAGGCACTTAAACTGGCGGCTTCTCAGTCCGCACAGAATGCTTACATTGCGGCAAACCAGGAAGCGCAGACAGCAGAACTGATTCGTAGGATAAATCCTATGCCTGTGCCATCCTACGTAGTCCCGGCTCCATATCCATATTCTGGATGCGGATGCAATGGAAATTGTAATTGTTAATTTTTTTTGACAGAAAAATTAGAATTGTTTATGTACCTAATTTCTGATATAATATAAAAAAAGAAGGAGGTTAGGTACATGGCAATAAAAGATTTATCTGGTGAAAAATTTGGCATGCTTACAGTGTTGGAATACGCAGGAAAGAGTGAAAAAGGTTATCATTCTTGGAAATGTAAGTGTGATTGTGGGAAAATCGTAGTAAAAAGCGGAAAAGGTTTAAGAAACGGACATATAACGAGTTGCGGCTGTAGGCACAAAGCCAAAGACTTAACAGGTATGGTATTTGGAAATTTAAAGGTTGTAAAAATAGTAGGCAAAAAAAATAGAAACACATTATGGCTTTGCCGCTGCGAATGTGGAAAATATATTGAATGCTATCAATATAATCTTGAAAGAGGTACAAGTACTTCTTGTGGATGTCTTAGAAGCTATTATGCAAAAAAAACAAGGTCTTGTCATGGAGAGTCTACAGGGAAGTTTTATAAAAAGTGGAGTTCCATAAAATCAAGATGTTACAATAAAAATACTCCCAGCTATAAAAATTATGGCGGAAGAGGAATAAAAATGTGTGATGAATGGCTTGATTTTTGGAGCTTTAGAGAATGGGCGTATTTAAACGGATATTCCGAGGGACTTACACTTGAAAGAATAGACGTAAATGGGAATTATGAACCATCAAATTGTAAATGGATACCGATGGAAGAACAGGCGAACAATAAGCGTAATAATTCATTTATTGAATATGGTGGAAAAAAGCAAACATTGTCGCAGTGGTCAAAAGAACTTGGTGTTGGAAAAGAAGTTCTTAGTTATAGGTATCGAGCGGGATGGACACCGGAAGAATGCCTTTTCGGAAAAGAGTCCGTAGGGAAACATCAGCTTCCAAGAATGAGCATACCGGAATATTTAAAAAGTAAATAATAGTATCTTAATCTTTATGATTATGTCGGCTTATGCCGTATTACACAGAGGGGCAGGCCAAAAACCTGCCCTTTTGTGATATGAAAGGAGTATTTTTATGGCAGAATTTACAAATGTAGCTGCTCAGACCGTAGCAGCAAAAGGGAATGTAGTATTTTCAAACACAGCAGTTAAAGGCTCTAACTGCATTCAGCACAGAGAGGGAAGTGGAATCATTACGCTGAGAGGACTTACTAATCAGTGTAAAGCAAGATTTTTCGTGGATTTTTCTGGCAATATCGCAATTCCAACAGGCGGTACTGTCGGAGCTATTTCTCTGGCTATTGCAATCTCTGGCGAACCTGTATTATCTTCACAGATGATTTCCACACCGGCAGCAGTAGACCAGTATAATAATGTGTCCTCTGGCATTTATATTGATGTACCTCGTGGATGTTGCGTTAACATCGCAGTAGAGAATACAAGCGATCAGGCTGTTTCTGTTGCAAATGCAAACATTGTTGTGACCAGAGAAGCGTAGGAGGTGTGATTATGAGAGATATTAAAGACTTATGCGCAAGAATTGAAGATGAACTTTCCAAAATCGCTGACAATGGACTGACCACCGGAAATCTGGAAATGACATATAAACTGATTGATATGTACAAAGATATCAAGAATACTCAGTACTGGGATAAGAAAGTAGAGTACTACAACACTGTCCTTGATGAGATGCGTGGTGGCTACAATGACGATTACAGCGAGCGCGGAAGAAAACGCGACAGTATGGGGAGATACAGCGCAAATGATGGCAGAATGATGCCGGATTACGACAGGGGCAATTCTTATGCCAGACGTGGTGAACATTATGTCAGAGGGCATTACAGTCGCTCTGATGGGCGAGACGCTTACGATGACTATATGACGCAGAAGCAAAGCTATCGTTCCGGCAAGTCTGAAGACTGCAAGAGGAAGATGCTTGCCGCTCTGGAAGAACATCTGGACGAACTCACAACAGAAATGAGCGATATGTCCAAGGATGCAGAGTGCCGGGAGGAACGCGATCTTGTCAAGAGATATGTAGAAAAACTTCGGGATATGCTTTAAAAACGCAAAAAGTGGTAGAGAGGTAGCTAAAAGAAATCTGTTATAATGTAATTGTGCAGCAGGAAGCACAACGGTTGTTTTAACATTTTCGTTTTATCCTCCTTTCTTAAAGTAGCTGGTACACACGCTTTGATGGAAAGTTAAACAGGTTCGAATCCTGTCGTGTGTATTTGCCGTCTGGCACGCAAGATGGCATACCTCCTTGATTAAGGTTTTTTGTTATTCATGCTTTTCTTTAAAAAAAAGAATAAATATCCGAAACAACTCGTGGTAGGCATAACACGTTAAATACCTTGCTAACCCGGGAATCCGGGTTGTGTGGAATGTAGCTCAGTAGGAAGAGCGGAGATGCTGAATTCTTGACGTCAGAGGTTCAAGTCCTCTCATTCCATTACCCTGCCAGTGGTCTAACTGGCTTAATCCATTTACCTGCGGCGGCAGGTCAATAAACACGACCAGGAGGATATATATGCAGAAACTTATTGACACATTAAAATCGTATGGAATTGAAATCCCGGAAGATAAACAGGCAGATGTGAAGAAAGCACTCTCTGAGCATTATAAGAACGCAAAAGAAGTTGCGAAAACTCTGTCGAAAGTCGAGGGTGAACGTGATGACTGGAAAGAACGTGCTGAGACAGCAGAAGAGACCCTAAAAGGTTTTGACGGCATCGACCCGGCGAACATTCAGACAGAGCTTGCTGGATGGAAGAAAAAAGCGGAGGACGCAGAGAAAGAATTCAATGCGAAAATCTACGAAAGAGATTTTGACGATGCTCTTAAAACTGCATTGGAAAATGTTAATTTTTCATCTCCAGCAGCTAAAAGATCTGTTACTGCTGATATCAAATCAGCTGGTCTTAAGCTTAAGGACGGAAAGATTCTTGGACTTAATGATTTACTTGAACAGATGAAACAGGATGAACCTGATACATTTGTAGATGAATCTCAGCAACAGGCTCAGCAGAATCAGGCAAGATTCACCACTCACGTTGGGCAGCAGCAGACACCGGGAAGCATGACCAAAAAAGATATCGAAGCGATCAAAGACCCGTCTGAAAGACAGGCTGCAATTGCTCAGAATATCCAGTTATTCCAGTGATTTTTTACACCGACTATACGACAGAGTATAGCCGCTAACCCAATACCTTAATAGTTATGGGTAGAAAGGATTTTTTATATGGCAGCAAAAGCTAATCTTATTATGACTAATGATATTCAGGTAAAGGCACGTGAGATTGACTTTGTAACCAGATTCGAAAGAAACTGGCAGCACTTACGTGATATTCTGGGCATCATGAGACCTATCAAAAAACAGCCGGGTGCTGTACTCAAGTCAAAATACGCAGAGGGTACTTTGCAGAGCGGAAATGTTGGTGAGGGTGAGGAAATCCCTTACAGCAAGTTTACTGTAAAAGAAAAGACCTATGCGGAAATGACTATTGAAAAGTACGCAAAGGCTGTATCTATCGAAGCAATCAAGGATCACGGTTATGAGAACGCTGTTCAGATGACTGATGATGAATTCCTTTTCCAACTTCAGACTGACGTTACCGGCAGATTCTATGATTATCTGAAAACCGGTACGCTTACTTCCACAGAAACAACATTCCAGATGGCTCTGGCAATGGCTAAGGGTCGCGTAGAGAACAAATTTAAACAGATGCACAGAAATGTGACTGGCGTTGTTGGATTTGTGAATATTCTGGATGTATATGAATATCTCGGCGCGGCTGAGATTACTATTCAGAATCAGTTCGGTTTCCAGTATATGAAAGATTTCATGGGATTCAACACAATCTTCCTGTTATCTGACAGTGAGATTCCAAGAGGACAGGTTATTGCAACACCTGTTGAGAACATTGTTCTGTATTATGTAGACCCTAACGAATCTGACTTTGCGAGAGCGGGGCTTGTATACACTGTATCTGGCGAGACAAACCTGATCGGATTCCACACTCAGGGCAACTACCACACAGCGGTGTCCGAGGCGTTTGCGGTCATGGGTCTTACTCTTTTTGCAGAATACATTGACGCAATCGCAGTAATCACCATTGACGAAACACCAACGCTTGGCACTCTGACAGTAAATTCCGTGGCTGGAACAGCAAGTGGTGATACAAAAATCACTGTAAAACCGGCTAAGGAAAATACCAACAACGTATATAAATACAAAGTTGCAACAGACGCAGTAACTGTTGGATATGGACAGAACCTCAGAAACTGGAGCACTTGGGATGGAAAAGCCGATATCACAGCGGCAACCGGACAGAAGATTACAGTGGTTGAGTGCGATGGAACATACAAGGCACTGAACGCCGGAAGTGCAAGCGTAACAGCGAAATCATAAATGTAGGAGGTAACTGGCATGGCTTATGCAGATTATGATTTTTATACAACTTCATACTTCGGTTCGGTCGTGCCGGAAACCGACTTTTCACGCCTGGCGGAAAGAGCCAGTGATTTTGTGGACACAATGACGTTTGACAGGTTGGTGGACGGGCTGCCGGAAAATGAACGCTCACAGAAACGCATCAAAAAGGCAGTCTGCTCACTAGCTGAATTAATGTATCAGATTGAGCTTGCTGAAAAGAATGCTACCAATGCCGCTGTGAGCGGTACGTCAACTGCAATCGGGCCCGGTGGTAGCACGACAGGCGTTGTAACTTCTGTGTCATCCGGCAGTGAATCCATCTCTTACGCCACGCCACAGCAAAAAGCATCAGGTGCAAAGGAATGGAGTGCAGTGTATGCCGCTGCCGGAGATGTACAGAAAACGAATGACTTACTCTTAAAGACAGCTTTACCGCTTCTGATGGGAGTAAGGACGGATGAAGGGATACCGATTTTATATGCAGGATTTCAAGGTTGATATCTTAGGCTCTGAATGGAGCGTGAAGTTCGGGAACAAGAAACAATATCCGAGTCTGACAAATGCAGATGGCTATACTGATTTATCAACACGGGAAATTGTGGTTGATGACATGGAGACATCGCAGGGACAGATTGGAGTAAAAGCAGACCTTAAAAGTTATCAGAAGCAGGTTATTAGGCACGAAATCATCCACGCATTTCTGATGGAATCTGGACTTGATTCTAATTCAAATAGTGCTGACAGCTGGGCTACAAACGAAGAAATGGTTGACTGGTTTGCTATTCAGTCACCAAAAATTTTTAAAGTATTCAATGAACTTAAATTGATGTGAGGTGATAATAATGGACATTACAACATTAGGCTCATGTATAGCAATCGTTATGATTTGCTACATCGTAGGAATGGGCTGTAAGGCATCAAAAAGAATCTCTGATGAATGGATTCCGGTGATCATGGCGGTTACTGGCGGGATTCTCGGAGCAGTCGGAATGGGAATTATCCCGGATTTCCCGGCAACGGATTATATCACGGCGGTTGCAGTCGGTATGTTTAATGGATTGTCGGCCACTGGTGTAAATCAGGTTATTAAGCAGACAGTGCAGAAAGAATAATTAAGGAGAGGGTATCATGTACGAAAAAACTTTGACGATTTTCAATTATTATGAGAGTCCGACAACAGGAGATGCGTACTGGTATCCTCATGTTTTATCCGGTGTCGACCTCATTACGGACAGGGGGGCAATCCTTAAGAAGTACGGGCCAGACGTAACAGACAACGCACAGTTACACATCCATTATACTGTTCAGAATGGTGATAAAACCATTGCTGACAAGAATGGTAAGATTCTCCCATGGGTACCGCCTAAAGAGTGGAAACAGCAGATTAACAACGCTCTGGAAGACACTATCACATTCTCAGATGAATCGTTCTTCTGGGAGGGTGAGTGGACTGGTGGAACAGTCACTGAAAGTGATTACCGAAATGGATTCTATCAGTACATGAATGAGAATAAGGATAACGTGTTCAAGATTACCAGTGTAGGCGGTCCGTATACACTGATTCCGCATTTTGAAATTTTGGGTAAGTAATATGAGCAAAATTCATCATTTTAAAGGATTCTCTGTAGTCGATGGAGATATGAAAATCAAGCTGAATATGAGTCGTTTTTCAAGGCAGTACCAGGAAGCACAGTATTTGCTGGATGGAATGGTTATGGACAGTATGATTCCATTCATGCCAATGATCTCAGGAAATTTTATTAACCGTACAAGAGCAGAAAGTACATCTTTACAAGGCAGTGGAAAAGTATGTGCGGCGGCGGCTCCATACGGACGCTTTCTGTATGAGGGCAAAACTATGGTTGATGAATTAACCGGAAGCCCTTATGCAAGACATGGAGCAAAAAAAGTACTTGTTAGTCAGTTCTCTGGTCAGACAGCGGCAAAAGAGAATCTTGAATACACCAGACAGGCACATCCGCAGGCACAGGCAAAGTGGTTCGATGCCGCTAAGCGACAATACGGCAGTACATGGATTCGTAAAGTAAAAGCACAGGCAGGAGGTGGCAGACATGGCAGATAAGCCAATTGGCAAAGATGCAACCGGGTATGAGATTCTGACAGATGCTATGAAAGCACTTCTGAATCAGTACCCCGGATTATATCAGGGCGAAAGCATCAAGTTTGAAGAACTGAACAAAGATTCCGGAATTGCGTTCTCAGCAGACAACGGGGCGTTGGTCTATTCAGAAAAAGAAGATGTTTGTGGAACAATGCATCAGGTATGCCAGTACCCATTCTATGTGGTTTACCGCACAGCATCCGATAAGGAACGGCAGAAGTTATCTGTTCAGAAGTTTCTGGACAGTCTCGGTAAATGGATATGCCGAGAACCAGTTATCATAAATGGCTCTGAGACGCGTTTAAATGCGTTCCCTGAGCTTTCACAGGGGCGAGTGATAAAACGTATAACCCGTGATAATTCCTATGGCTTAGAGCCACAGGAGAGTGGTGTACAGGACTGGTTATTACCATTATCGGTGCGCTACGAAAATACTTATGAAGTAATATAACAAGTAACAACCGGCTATCAATTAGAGATAGCCGCTAACCTGCACAGCCTTTAAAAGTTATAGGCAGAAAGGACATTTCTATGCCAGTTACAGGAAAAATTGACCGTAAATATATGGCTCATTACGTTGATTCAGGTTCTCTTTGTGGAGGACTGACGCCGAAATATGAGCGTCTCGGAAAAGATCTGGAAGAGTACAATATCGACCTCAATCCAGATACTGAAACATCTAAAAACATTCTCGGAGAATCCACATTTAAGCACAATGGCTACGAAGCTTCTTCTGACGCTGATCCGTTCTATGCAGATACTACATCAGATCTGTTCGAAAAGCTTCAGCAGATCGTTGACGAACGTCTTAAAGACGATAATTTGAAAACAAGTGCAGTTGAAGTACACCTCTGGAAAGAAGCAACGGCCGGTAAATACGAAGCATACAAGCAGGATTGCCATGTTGTGCCGACATCCTATGGCGGTGATACATCCGGCTATCAGATTCCGTTCACAGTTAATTACGTTGGAGAGCGCGTCAAAGGTAAATTTGACATTACTTCCGGCTCATTCACAGCTGACAGCGAATAATTTTTTAGGAGGGCGTAGAAAATGGCAAAGACAATTGACACAAACATTGATGACGGATTTCTTCTTTTTACATTCACAAATAATCAGGGAGAAATCTTTTCTTCCTTTAAGCTGAACCCGACCGACATTAATGTTGCAGCAAGAGCAGAGGAAATCGAACCATTTTTTGAACAGATACAGGACAGCATTCAGAAGGTCACATCAAGTAAAGAAATGGCGGATCTGAACAATCAGATTGAAGATAAAATGAACTATCTGTTAGGGTATGAAGCTTCAATGGATTTATTCAAGGAACCAATTACTGCAACAACTGTATTCCCGAACGGTCAGGTTTTTGCATATATCGTGCTTGATAAAATTTCAGAAGCAATTGCACCGGAAATTGAAAAAAGAAAGAAGAAAATGCAGGCTACTGTTGATAAGTATACGGAGAAATACACAAAATGACCGCTTACGAGTTACCCACCTCACTAAATATCAGTGGGGTGGATTTTTCTATCAGAACAGATTTTCGTGCGATTATTGATATTCTGATTGCACAGAACGACCCGAACCTAAACGAATATGGAAAAGTGGAAGTGATGTTGAAAATTCTCTATGAGAATTGGCAGGATATTCCACCAGAACATTTGGAAGAAGCTTGTAAAAAAGCTTGTGAATTTATCGACTGCGGGCAAAAAGACGAGAATCCGAACAAGCCTAAGCCCCGTTTAATTGACTGGGAACAAGACGGGGAAATGATTATTCCGGCGGTAAACAAGGTAATTCATAGCGAAGTTAGAGCGGTACCTTATATGCATTGGTGGACATTTTTTTCATATTTTATGGAAACAGGAGAATGCTTGCTTAATACAGTTATCGGGATTCGATCAAAAAAAGCTTTTGGCGAAAGATTAGATAAATGGGAAAAGAAATTCTACCATGATAACAAGAATCTTATTGATATAAAAACGCGTCTCTCTGAAGAGGAACAGGCTTATAAAGATAAGCTTAACGAGATGCTTAACCTCAAATAGTTAGGAGGTGGACACATGGCTGCTGATGGCTCAGTCATTATTGATACCAGAATGGACACGTCTGGCGTACAGAACGGCGTGTCTGAAATAAAAAAGTCATTTAACGGCCTTGGAAGCGCTGTAAAAAAAATCGGTCTACTGATTGGCGGAGCGTTTGCTGTTGGTAAATTGGTACAGTTTGGAAAAGAGTGTGTAGAACTCGGCTCTGACCTCGCAGAAGTGCAGAACGTGGTCGATGTTACATTTACTACCATGTCTGATAAGGTTAATGAATTTGCGAAGAACGCAATGACAACTGCCGGTTTGTCAGAAACTATGACTAAACGGTATGTCGGTACGTTCGGAGCAATGTCTAAGTCGTTCGGTTTCTCTGAAGCACAGGCTTACGATATGTCAACGGCCTTGACGCAGCTAACTGGTGATGTAGCATCATTTTATAACATCAGTCAGGACTTGGCTTATATCAAGCTGAAATCAGTGTTTACTGGCGAAACGGAAACGCTCAAAGATCTCGGCGTGGTAATGACCCAGTCGGCACTAGACCAGTACGCACTGGCGAACGGTTATGGTAAAACCACATCCGCCATGACCGAGCAGGAGAAAGTGGCTCTTCGTCTGGCTTTTGTACAGAAACAGTTATCTGCCGCATCTGGTGACTTTATCCGTACTTCTGACAGCTGGGCGAACCAGGTTAGGGTGATGCAGCTGCAGATCCAGTCCCTGAAAGCTACAGTCGGACAAGGACTGATTAACATCTTCACTCCGGTCATAAAAGTGATAAATATCTTATTGGCAAAACTTGCCACGGTTGCAAATGCCTTTAAGTCCTTTAC